ATGAAAGCAGAAACAAGCAAGCCGGTATCGCCCGAGGGCACCACGCCCTCGATCTGGACAGAGCCCGGGCTGAAATCGGGTGCAAGCTGGATCGCCTGCGCCGATGCGGGCCTCCAACAACGGTTTCTTGACTCCCTGGCGCCGGAGGAAGTGCTGGCGCTGCCCTTTCTCTTCGAGTTCTGGGCGATGGACCATCAATTGCCGCCGGAGGGCGCGTGGCGGACCTGGGTGGTGCTGGGGGGCCGGGGTGCGGGCAAGACGCGGGCGGGGGCGGAATGGGTCCGCGCCCAGGTGGAGGGGGCGCGGCCGATGGATGCGGGCCGCTGCCGCCGGGTGGCGCTGGTGGGCGAGACCATCGAGCAGGTGCGGGAGGTGATGATCTTTGGCGACAGTGGCATCCTGGCCTGTTCGCCCGACGACCGGCGACCGGAATGGGAAGCGGGGCGCAAGCGGCTGGTCTGGCCGAACGGGGCGGTGGCGACGGTGCATACCGCGCATGACCCCGAAGGCTTGCGTGGCCCCCAGTTCGATGCGGCCTGGGTGGATGAGCTGGCCAAATGGAAGAAGGCGCAGGACACTTGGGACCAGTTGCAATTCGCGTTGCGGCTGGGGGACAATCCGCAGGTCTGCGTCACGACCACACCGCGAAATGTGCCGGTGCTGAAGCGTTTGTTGGCGTCGCCCTCCACGGTGACGACCCATGCGCCCACGCAGGCGAATGCGGCGCATCTGGCGCAGTCCTTTCTGGAAGAGGTGATGGCGCGTTACGCGGGAACGCGGCTGGGGCGGCAGGAACTGGACGGGGTGTTGCTGGCGGATGCCGAAGGGGCGTTGTGGACGTCGGAACTGCTGGAGGTGGCGCGGGTCGAGGGGGTGCCTGAGCTGGACCGGATCGTCGTGGGGCTGGACCCGGCGGCGTCATCGGGGGCGGGATCGGACGCCTGCGGGATCGTGGTGGCGGGGGCGCAGACCCGCGGTCCGGTGCAGGACTGGCGTGCCTATGTGCTGGCCGATGCGACGGTGCAGGGGGCCACGCCCACGGGCTGGGCGCGGGCCGCGATTTCGGCCATGGAGCGGTTTGGCGCGGACCGGCTGGTGGCGGAGGTCAACCAGGGCGGTCAGATGGTGGGCGAGGTACTGCGCGGGGTCGATCCGCTGGTGCCGTTGAAGACGGTACACGCCCGTCGGGGCAAGGTGGCGCGGGCAGAGCCGGTCGCCGCGCTTTACGAGCAGGGGCGGGTGCATCACGTGCGGGGGCTGGACCCGTTGGAGGACGAGATGTGCCGGATGACCGCACGCGGCTACGAGGGCGACGGGTCGCCAGACCGGGTGGATGCGCTGGTCTGGGCGCTGCACGACCTGATGATCGCTCCGGCGGCGAAGTGGCGGGCGCCGGGCGTGCGGAGCCTGTAGGCGCCGGGCGGGACGCCCCACCGCGGCTCTCGCAGGAAAATGGCGTGTTGCGCCCCCCATCGGGCGGTGGGGTTTCGGGACCTTAACGCATTTGAGTCAAAGTGTTCCTGTGTCGGTTGTTGAGGCGGACACTGGCGGCAGGCGAGATGAGGAGCGACGGAATGGCATTTGATTTTCTGCGGCGCGGATCGGCGGCGCCCCAGGCGGAGCGGAAGGCTTCGGCGACGGGGCCGGTGGTGGCCTATCAGACCTCGGGCCGCGTGGCCTGGAGCCCGCGCGACACGGCGAGCCTGACCCGCACCGGGTTCTGCGGGAACCCGGTCGGCTTCCGGTCGGTCAAGCTGATCGCGGAAGCTGCGGCGGCGCTGCCGCTGGTGGTGCAGGACAGCGCGCGGCGTTACGACACACATCCGCTGGCGGACCTGCTGGCCCGGCCCAACGGGGCGCAGGGCCGGGCGGAGCTGCTGGAGGCGCTTTATGCGCAGCTGCTGTTGAGCGGAAACGGTTATGTGGAGGCTGTCGGCGGGGCCGCGGGCCTGCCGGTGGAGTTGCATGTGTTGCGCTCTGACCGGATGTCGGTGGTGCCGGGCGGGGATGGCTGGCCGGTGGCCTATGAATATGCGGTTGGCGGTGCAAAGCATCGTTTCGCGGTGGCGGAAGGCGCACGCCCCATCTGTCACATCCGCAATTTCCACCCGCAGGACGACCACTATGGGTTTTCGCCGATGCAGGCGGCGGCGATGGCGATGGATGTGCATACTGCGGCCTCGCGCTGGTCGAAGGCGCTGCTGGACAATGCCGCGCGGCCGTCGGGGGCGATCGTGTACAAGGGGGCGGAAGGCCAGGGCAAGCTGAGCGAGGATCAGTACGAGCGGCTGGTGAGCGAGATGGAGAGCCACCATCAGGGCGCGCGCAACGCGGGCCGGCCGATGCTGCTGGAGGGCGGGCTGGACTGGAAGCCGATGGGGTTCTCGCCGAGCGACATGGAATTCCAGAAGACCAAGGAGGCCGCGGCGCGCGAGATTGCGCTGGCGTATGGCGTGCCGCCGATGCTGCTGGGCATCCAGGGCGATGCCACCTATGCCAATTATCAAGAGGCGCACCGGGCGTTCTATCGCCTGACGGTGCTGCCATTGGCCACGCGCGTTGCGGCGGCTTTGGCGAACTGGCTGGCCGGTTTCAGCGGCGAGGCGCTGGAGCTGAAGCCCGATCTGGATCAGGTTCCCGCGCTGGCGGCGGAGCGCGATGCGCAATGGGCGCGGGTGGCGCAGGCGGATTTTCTGACCCAGGCCGAAAAGCGCAGTCTGCTGGGTCTGCCTGCGGTGGCTGACGATGCGTGAACCCGGTTTCGAGCGGTTCGACTGTGCGCCGGGGTTGCGGTTGCAGGCCCACGAGGAAGTCAGCCGGGTTCATCGCGAAAACCTGCTGCGCAGGCTCGATCAGCTGGAAGCCATGATGGCGCGGATGGAAAGAAGGTTGTGGCTGACCGTGTACGGGGTGGCTGCGGTGATTTTGGCGCAGGCGGTTCAGTCGTTCCTGGCGGTGACGCCCTAAGCAACTGAAAATTACAGGAGTTGTCATGGATCATGATCAAGGCGACCTCGGGGTGGTTCCGGGGAACGGGAAAGATATGTCCGGCGGCCTGCCGGGGCTGGAGCGCAAGTTCGCGCGGTTCGGCGCGGCGGTCGAGGTCGAGGGCGGAACCGAGATCAGCGGATATGCCAGCCTGTTCGGGGATGCCGACCAGGGCGGCGATGTGGTGCAGGCGGGTGCCTATGCCGCCAGCCTGAAGGCGGTGAAAGCCGCGGGGCGCAGCATCAAGATGCTGTGGCAGCACGACCCGGCCCAACCGATCGGCGTCTGGGAGGAGGTGCGCGAGGACGGTCGCGGCCTGTGGGTCAAGGGGCGCATCCTGTCGAGCGTGTCGAAGGGCCGTGAGGCGGCGGCGCTGATCGCGGCGGGGGCGATTGACGGGCTGTCGATCGGCTATCGCACGGTGCGGGCGAGCAAGAACAACAGGGGCCAGCGGCTCTTGTCGGAACTGGAGCTGTGGGAGGTGTCCTTGGTGACATTTCCGATGCTTCCCAGTGCGCGGGTCGGCGCGAAGGGGGATTTGCAGCCCCTGGGCGACGCCCTGCGGGAGATGGCGGCGGCCTTTGACGGGGCGCGTGCCGAACTGGCGCGCGGGGCACCCCGCGGCTGAACCAAGCGAGGACAAGCGATGAGCGAGACCGGATCAGGGGACAGTGCAGCGTCCCCGGCAGAGGAAGTGCGCCGCGCGGTGACGGGGTTTGTCACCGATTTCAAGGGCTTCCAGGGCGAAATTGAGATGAAACTTAAACAAACGGAAGAGCGTATGATGATGTTGGACCGCAAGATGACGAAACGGACCCCGTTGGCGGCGGGCATTGAGGCCGACGCGCCGCATCAGAAGGCCTTTGGCGCCTATCTGCGCAACGGGGATGACGACGGGCTGCGGGGGTTGGAACTGGAGGGCAAGTCGCTTTCCACGACTGTCAATTCGGACGGGGGCTATCTGGTCGATCCGCAGACCTCGGTAGCGGTGCAGTCGGTGCTGAACGCGACGGCGTCGATCCGGGCAATCGCCAGTGTCGTGCGGGTCGAGGCGACCTCTTACGATGTGCTGGTGGATCATACTGAGGTGGGTGCGGGCTGGGCCACGGAAACGGGTCCGCAGGCGGAAACCGATACGCCGCAGATCGACCGCATCACCATTCCGCTGCACGAGCTTTCGGCCCTGCCGAAGGCGTCGCAGCGGCTGCTGGACGACAGTGCGTTCGACATCGAGGGATGGCTGGCCGGGCGGATTGCGAACAAGTTCGCACGGGCCGAGGCGCAGGCGTTTATTAGCGGGGACGGGATCGACAAACCTGTGGGTTTTCTGACCCATACGGCGGTGGACAACGACGTCTGGGACTGGGGCAATCTGGGCTATGTGCCCAGCGGCGTGGACGGAGAAGTGACCGCAGATGCGATCATCGAGCTGGTTTATGCGCTTGGGGCGCAATACCGGGCGAATGGGTCTTTCGTGATGAATTCCAAGACCACGGCGCTGGTGCGCAAGCTCAAGGACGCGGATGGCCGGTTCCTGTGGTCGGACGGGCTGGCGGCGGGCGAGCCGGCGCAGCTGATGGGCTATCCTGTGCTGGTGGCCGAGGACATGCCTGATCCGGGATCGGATTCCATGTCCATCGCATTTGGCGATTTCCGGGCCGGTTACACGGTGGCCGAGCGGCCCGACCTGCGCATTCTGCGCGATCCGTTCAGTGCGAAACCGCATGTGCTGTTCTACGCGACCAAGCGCGTGGGCGGCGACGTGAGCGATTTCGCCGCGATCAAGCTGATGAAATTCGGCACGTCCTGACGGGCGTGACGGATGCCGGGGCCGGGGCGACCTGACCCCGGTTCGGGCGCGCACCTGACGAGGCCCCCGCATTGCCCAGCTGCTCCCCTCTGACCGAGCGGTGCGGGTGGGTGCGCGCCCGGCACGATGACGGACCACCGCCCGGAGGGGGCGATATTTGGAGATGTGCATGATGTTGATCGAAGAAACTCCCGTCCCTGACGGTGTGCTGCCAGTGGATGCGTTCAAGGCACATCTGCGGCTGGGAACCGGCTTTGGCCTGGAGAGCGTGCAGGACGGCGTGATCCTGTCGTTCCTGCGGGCCGCGCTGGCGGCGATAGAGGGCCGCACGGGCAAGGCGGTCCTGCGGCGGGAGTTCAGCCTGAGCCTGTCCGGCTGGCGGGATGCGGCGGGTCAGCCGCTGCCGCTGTCGCCGGTGCAGGCGGTCAGCCGGGTCACGCTGGTCGCGCGAGACGGGACGGAGACCGAGGTGCCGCCCGCGCAATACTGGCTGGCGCCGGACATGCAGGCACCGCAGCTGCGGCCGGTGGGCAGCCTGCTGCCGTCCGTGCCCCCGCAGGGCAGCGTCAGCATCGTCTTCGAGGCCGGTTTTGCGACCGGGTGGGACGGTGTTCCGGGCGATCTGCGGCAGGCGGTGCTGATGCTCGCGGCGCATTATTACGAATACCGCAACGATACCGGGCTGAGCGGGGGCTGCATGCCCTTCGGCGTGAGCAGTCTGATTGAACGCTACCGCCCCGTTCGTCTGGGGATGGGCGCATGAGCCTGCCGCGGTTGAGCCACGCGCTGGTGCTGGAGACGCCGGAGCGGCTGCCGGACGGGGCGGGCGGCTTTGTCGAGGGGTGGCTGGCGGTGGGCACGCTTTGGGCGGAGATCAACGCGCGCACCGGTCGGGAAACCGGGTCGGCGGGGGCTTTGGTGAGCCGTGCCGGATTTCGCATCGTCGTGCGCGGCGCGCCCTTTGGCAGCCCCGAGCGACCGCGCGCCCAGCAGCGGCTGCGTGACGGGCAGCGCATTTTCAATATCACGGCAGTGACGGAACGCGACCCGGAGGGGCGATACCTGATCTGCCATGCGGAAGAGGAGCGGGTGGCATGAGTTACGCGGGGTCGGGGCCGTTGCAGGCGGCAGTATTTGACGCATTGAGCGCGGATGGACCGCTTGGTGCTCTGGTGGGGACGGCGATCTACGACGCGGTGCCGTCTGGCAGTCTGCCGGACATCTACGTTCGGTTGGGCAGCGAGACGGTGCGCGACGCATCGGACGGGACGGGGCCGGGGGCACTGCACCGGTTCACGGTGTCGGTGATCACGGTGCAGCCGGGGTTTGCCAGCGCGAAGCAGGCGGCGTCGGCCATCAGCGACGTGCTGCAGGACGCGGACCTGGTGCTGAGCCGGGGGCGGCTGGTGTCGCTGCGGTTCGAGCGGGCACAGGCGCGGCGCATCGACAACGGCGCGGCGCGGCAGATCGACCTGCGCTTTGCCGCGCGGGTGCAGGACGCGTGAGACACGGAATTTAGGATCAAGCAGGAGACGAAAAATGGCTGTTCAAGCAGGCAAGGACCTTTTGGTGAAGGTGGACATGACGGGAGACGGGCAGTTCGAGACGATTGCCGGTCTGCGCGCCACGCGGGTGAGTTTCAACGCCGAGACGGTGGATGTGACATCTCTCGACAGTGCGGGGGGATGGCGCGAGCTGCTGGTGGGCGCGGGGGTGCGGTCCGCCGCGATCAGCGGATCGGGTGTGTTCCGCGATGCGGGAACGGACGAACGCGCGCGGCAGCTGTTCTTTGACGGGCTGACGCCGGATTTTCAGGTCATCATTCCCGATTTCGGGGTGGTGCAGGGGCCGTTCCAGGTGACGGCGCTGGAGTATGCGGGAACATTGAACGGTGAGGCGACATTCGAGGTCAGTCTGATGTCGGCGGGAGAGCTGACATTCACGCCCGACGTGCCGGAGGTCTGAGCATGGCCAATCGTTGGAGGGGGGATGTCGCGGTGGTCATCGACGGGCAACGCCATCTGGCGCGGCTGACGCTGGGGGCGCTGGCCGAGCTGGAAGAAACGCTTGAGGCGGGGTCGCTGGTGGCCCTGGTGGAGCGGTTCGAGAGCAACAGTTTTGCCAGCCGCGACGTCGTGGCCCTGTTGGGGGCGGGGCTGCGGGGCGGCGGCGCGCGCATCACCGACGCCGCATTGGCACAGGCCGAGATCGCAGGCGGCCCGATGGCGGCGGCGCGGGCTGCGGCGGAGCTGCTGGCGCGGGCCTTTGTGGTGCCGGAATGACGGGGCCACGCGGAATGGACTGGGGGGCGTTGATGCGGGCGGGGCTGCACGGGCTGCGTCTGCCGCCCGACAGCTTCTGGGCACTGACCCCGGCGGAGTTGCAGATCATGCTGGGGCGCGCCGCCGCGCAGGCCCCGATGCTGAGCGACAGGTTGGCCGCGCTGATGGCCGCCTATCCCAACCAGAAAGAGGAAACCGGCGATGGCTGATTTTGAAGACATGGATGACCTGGAGGACAATGCCCGGGCGCTGAACGGGACCTTGGCCACGACCAGCGGGCTGGTTGCAGCCTTCGATGGCGAGCTGGGCCGCATGCGCAGCGCGCTGTCGGCGACGGGCAAGGATGTGGCCACGCTGGAGCGGGGGTTGAGCCGCGGCTTGCGCAAGGCTTTCGACGGCGTGGTCTTTGACGGGATGAAGCTGTCGGATGCGCTGAGCACGGTGGCGGAGGCGTTGATGCGGACGACCTACAATGCCGCGATGCGACCGGTCACGGATCACTTTGGCGGGCTGATCTCGCAGGGGGTTGGCAACCTGATGCAGAACATCCTGCCCTTTGCCGACGGTGCCGCCTTTAGCCAGGGGCGGGTTATGCCCTTTGCCAATGGGGGCGTGGTGCAATCGGCGACGGTGTTCCCGATGCGGGGCGGGACCGGCCTGATGGGCGAGGCTGGCCCCGAGGCGATCATGCCGCTGGCCCGGGGCAGCGACGGAAAGCTGGGGGTGCGTGGCACAGGGGGCGGCGCGACGGTCGTGATGAACATCACCACACCGGATGTGCAGGGCTTCCGCCGCAGCCAGTCGCAGATCGCCGCGCAGATGAGCCGCGCGTTGAGCGCGGGCAATCGCAACAGGTAAGACAGGAGCAGCGATATGGCTTTTCACGAGGTACGGTTTCCCGAGAGCCTGAGTTTCGGCGCCATGGGGGGGCCGCAGCGGCGTACGGATGTGGTGACGCTGGCCAACGGGTTCGAAGAGCGCAACACCCCCTGGGCGCATTCGCGTCGGGTGTTCGACGCCGGGCTGGGCATGCGGTCGATCGACGACCTGCAGCGGCTGGTCGGTTTCTTTGAGGCGCGCATGGGACAGTTGCACGGCTTTCGCTGGAAGGACTGGTCGGACTACAAGTCCTGTCCCGCGTCGCTGGAACCCGCGTTTGACGACCAGACCATCGGCTATGGCGATGGTGAGACGGCATCGTTTCAACTGGTCAAGAACTACCGGTCGGGTGAACAGGTCTATCGCCGTCCGATCCTGAAACCGGTCGCCGGGACCCTGCGGATCGGGCTGGATCAGGACGAACTGCGCGGAGGGGTGGATTTTGAGGTGGATGTGACGACGGGTGTTGTCCGGTTCGACCATCCGCCTGATCCGCAGATCGAAATCCGCGCGGGCTATGAGTTCGATGTGCCGGTGCGTTTCGATACGGACCGCATCCTGACATCGGTTGCCAGTTTCCAGGCGGGGCAGGTGCCGGACGTGCCGGTGATCGAGGTGAGGCTGTGATGGCGGGGGCCGAAGCGGCGCTTCAGGCGCATCTGGAGAGCGGGCATACGACGCTGTGCCATGCCTGGCGGATCACGCGGGACGATGGCGCGCGCTTTGCCTTTACCGATCACGACATGCCGCTGGCGTTCGACGGCGACGTCTTCCGCGCGGACACGGGGCTGAGCGCGCGGGCCATCACGCAGTCCACGGGCCTTGCGGTCGACAATACCGAGGCGCTGGGCGCGTTGAGCGACGTGACCCTGCGCGAAGACGAGATCGAGCAGGGGCGGTTCGACGGGGCCGAGGTGATGTGCTGGCTGGTGAACTGGACCGATCCGGCGCAGCGCAGGATCCTGTTCCGCGGCACCATCGGAGAGATCCGCCGGGCGGGCGGTGCCTTTCGCGCCGAACTCAGAGGATTGACGGAGGCGCTGAACCAGCCGCAGGGCCGGGTTTATCAGAAACCCTGTACCGCCGTACTGGGCGATGCCGCCTGCCGATTTGCGCTGGACACGCCCGGCTATGTGGAAACACGCGGAGTGCAGAGCATCGAAGAGAGCCGCGTCTTTTCCTGGGACAGTTTCCAGGGCTTCGAGGAAGGCTGGTTCACGCGGGGTCGGCTTGAGGTTCTGGACGGTCCGGCGCAGGGGCTGTGGGGCATTGTGAAACACGATCGTTTCGATGGCGCGCAGCGGGTGATCGAGCTGTGGGAGCCGCTGCGCGGACCGGTAGCACCGGGAGCGCAGGTCAGGCTGGTCGCGGGCTGTGACAAGCGGATGGAGACCTGTCGGCTGAAGTTCAACAATCTCGTGAACTTCCAGGGCTTTCCCGACCTGCCGGGCGAGGATTGGGTGGTGGCGGTGCCGCGATCCTCTGCGCCGAACACGGGCGGGTCGTTGCGATGAGCCGGGTTGTCGAAGCGGCGCGCGGCTGGATCGGCACGCCTTATGTGCACCAGCAGGCGACAAAGGCGGCGGGCTGCGATTGCCTTGGCCTGCTGCGCGGGGTCTGGCGCGAGGTACTGGGCGAGGAACCCGAGGCGGTGCCGGCCTATTCGATGGACTGGTCGGAACCGCAGGGCGAAGAACGGTTGTGGCGCGCGGCGGGTCGCCACCTGAGGGCCAAGGCGCGCGATCGGGCCGCGCCGGGCGATGTGCTGCTGTTCCGGATGCGCAGTGGCGCTGTGGCCAAGCATCTTGGCATTCAGACATGCGCGGGTGACGCCGCGCGTTTCATTCATGCCTACGCGGGGCGCGGGGTGGTGGAAAGCCCGCTGAGCGCCCCCTGGGCGCGGCGCGTGGTGGCGCGGTTCGAATTTCCTTTGGGAGACGGTTGATGGCAACGGTAATTTTTTCGGCCGCGGGTGCGGCGCTGGGCGGGTCGATCGGGGGAACTCTGGCGGGTTTGTCGTCGGTCGCCATAGGACGTGCGGTCGGCGCGACGCTGGGCCGGGTCGTGGATCAGCGCCTGCTGGGCCAGGGCGGGCAGGCGGTCGAGACCGGCAAGGTGGACCGTTTCCGCCTGACCCGCGCGGGCGAGGGCGAGCCGCTGGCGCAGGTTTACGGACGGATGCGCCTGGGCGGGCATGTGATCTGGGTGTCGGATTTTCAGGAGACGGTCAATGTCTCGGGCGGCGGCAAGGGGGCAAGACCCACGCCGCAAACGACCGAGTACAGCTATTCGGTCAGTCTGGCCATCGCGCTGTGCGAGGGCGAGATCACGGGCATTGGCCGGGTCTGGGCCGATGGCGAAGAGGTCGCCACGGACGACCTGAACATGCGGGTTTACGCCGGTACCGCCGACCAGCTGCCGGACCCCGTGATGGAGGCGATCGAAGGCGCGGGCAGGGTACCGGCCTATCGGGGCACCGCCTATGTGGTGATGGAGGATTTGCAGCTGGCGCCCTTTGGCAACCGGGTGCCGCAGTTCTCCTTCGAGGTGCTGCGCCCGGAACAGCCCTGTGCGCCGGGATGGGCGCATGTGCCGACCTATGGGGTTCGGGGGGTCGCGTTGATCCCCGGCACGGGGGAATATGGGCTGGCGACGACCGAGGTATCCTACATCGACGCGGCGCAGGCGCGCTGGAGCGCAAATGTGAACACGCCGCAGGGAAAAGCAGATTTTGCCCTCTCGCTGGAGACGCTGGAGGAGGAACTGCCGAACCTGGAGGCGGCTTCGCTCGTGGTATCCTGGTTCGGGGACGACCTGCGCTGCGCCAGTTGCACCATCCGGCCCAAGGTCGAGGACCCGGTGATCGAGGGTGAGAACATGCCGTGGCAGGTGGCGGGGCTGACCCGCAGCGCCGCCGAGGTGATCGTGGAGCAGGACGGCAGGCCGATCTACGGCGGCACGCCGACGGATCAGTCGGTGGTCGAGGCGATCCGGGCGATGAACGCGGCAGGAAAGGCGGTGATGTTCTACCCCTTCATCCTGATGGATCAGGTGGCGGGCAACACGCTGCCCGACCCCTACAGCGATGCCGACACCCAGCCGCCCTTGCCCTGGCGCGGGCGGATCACCCTGTCGCAGGCGCCCGGACGGCCCGGCAGCCCGGACGGCACGGCGCAGGCGGCGGCGGAGGTCGACGCGTTTTTCGGCAGCGTGACGGCGGGCGACTTTACCATCGGCGACGGCAGCGTGGTCTACACCGGACCGGAGGAATGGTCCCTGTCGCGGTTCATTCTGCATTACGCGGCGCTGTGTGCCGCTGCCGGTGGGGTCGATGCCTTTTGCATCAGTTCGGAGATGCGCGGGCTGACCTGGATCCGGGCCGAGGGCGACAGCTTTCCGGCTGTCGCGCGGCTGCGGGCGCTGGCGGCCGAGGCGCGCGCCCTGCTGGGGCCGGAGGTCAAGATCAGCTATGCGGCGGATTGGTCGGAGTACTTTGGCTATCAGCCGGCGGATGGCAGCGGCGACGTCTACTTTCACCTCGATCCATTCTGGGCCGATGAGAATGTCGATTTCATCGGCATCGACAACTACATGCCCCTGGCCGACTGGCGCGAGGGGAGCGATCATCTGGACGCGCAAACCTATGACGCGATCTACGATCTCGATTATCTGCGCGCCAACATAGAAGGCGGGGAGGGCTATGACTGGTACTATCATTCCCCCGAAGCGCGCGACGCGCAGATCCGAACGCCGATCACCGATGGCGCCTTTGAAGAGCCTTGGGTGTTTCGTTACAAGGACATCCGCAACTGGTGGGGCATGGCGCATCACGAGCGCCTGGGCGGGGTCCGGAAGGAGGAACCGACGGACTGGGTGCCCGGGTCCAAACCGATCTGGTTCACGGAATACGGCTGTGCCGCCGTGGACAAGGGGGCGAACGAGCCGAACAAGTTCCTGGACCGGAAAAGTTCCGAAAGCGCGTTGCCGCGGTATTCTGACGGGACGCGCGACGACCTGATGCAGATGCAGTATCTGCGGGCGATCTCGTCCTATTGGGACGATCCGGCGCGCAATCCCGTGGCGACCGAATACGCCGGTCGGATGCTGGAGATGCGCCGCGCCTTTGTCTGGGCCTGGGATGTGCGGCCTTTTCCGTTCTTTCCCAACAACCGCGGTCTGTGGAGCGACGGTGAGAACTATGCGCGGGGCCACTGGATCAACGGGCGCACCTCTGCGCGGACACTGGCGTCGGTCGTGACGGAGATCTGCGCGCGGGCGGGGGTGGCGGCGTTCAGCACGGAGGGGCTGCACGGCTATGTGCGCGGCTACGCGGTCGAACAGGTGAGCGACGCGCGCACGGCGCTGCAACCGCTGATGGTGCGCCACGGGTTCGACGCGGTGGAGCGGGACGGTGTATTGTCCTTCCGGCGGCGCGACGGGCTGGGGGCGCGGGCGTTGTCGCGGGACCAGCTTGCGGTCAGCGACGAGCTGGACGGCGTGATCGAGCAACTGCGCGAGGCGGAGGCCGAGGTTTCGGGCCGGGTGCGGCTGCGCTTCGTGCAGGCCGAAGGCGATTTCGACGTGATCGCCGAAGAGGCGGTGCTGCCCGACGAGGCCACCCACGGCATCGCGGCATCCGAGCTGAACATGGCGCTGACCCGGACGGAGGGACGGCAGGTGGCGGAACGCTGGCTGACCGAGGCGCGGGTGGCGCGTGAACAGGTGCGCCTGGCGCTGCCGCCGTCACTTTGGGCGCTGGGCGCGGGGGATGTGGTGGAGCTGGCCGGAGAGGGGCAGGAAGGTCCGGGGCTATACCGGATCGACCGGGCCGAGCGCATGGACGTGCAATTGGTGGATGCGGTGCGGATCGAGCCGGAGGTCTACGAGGCGTCGCCCTTTGACGATGCGGCGGTGCCGCTGCGGCCCTTCGTGGCGCCGGTTCCGGTGACGGCACAGTTCATGGACCTGCCGCTGCTGCGCGGCGACGAGGTGCCGCATGCGCCGCATGTGGCCGCGACGGCGCAGCCCTGGCCGGGGGCGGTCGCGGTTTATCGCTCTGGTTCGGACGCGGATTACCGGCTCGACACGCTGTTGCCTGCGCGCAGCACCATGGGTGTCACCCTGAACGACCTGCCCGCCGCGGCCCCCGGTTTGCTGGATCGGGGTGGGGTGCTGGAGGTGCGGCTGACCGCCGGGATGCTGGAATCGGTGGGCCGGGAGGCGCTGCTGGGAGGCGCGAACCTGGCTGCGATCGGGGACGGAACCCCCGAAAACTGGGAGGTGTTCCAGTTCGAAACGGCGCAACTGGTGGCGCCGGGGACCTATTGGCTGTCCGGACGCTTGCGCGGTCAGGCGGGCACCGATGCGCTGATGCCGCCGGTCTGGCCTGCCGGGTCCCGTTTTGTGCTGCTGGACGGCAGGCCGCGGCAGATCGACATCTCGCCGAACCTGCGCCGGGTGGCGCAGCATTACCGCATCGGACCGGCGCGGCGTGGCTACGACGATCCGTCCTACCGGCATGTCGTGGCAGCCTTTGACGGAAACGGTCTGCGCCCCCTCAGCCCCTGTCACCTGACGGCGGTCAGGCGGGCGGATGAGGGCTTTGAGTTCGGATGGATCCGCCGGACCCGGCTGGGCGGAGATCCCTGGGATCCGCCTGAGGTGCCGCTGGGCGAGGAGAGCGAACGCTACCTCGTGCAGATCAGCGTGGACGGCACGGTGCTGCGCACCCAGGAGGTGACGGCACCGGGCTGGACCTATACCGAGGCCGACCAGCAGGCCGACGGTCTGACGCTGCCTTTCGAGGTATCGGTGGCGCAGGTATCGGCGGTCTATGGACCCGGTCTGGCAGAGGTTCGGGTGGTCGGCGGCTGATGCGGGCGGTGCTGTTGAGCGATCTGCTGGCTGCGGCACGGGCGTTGCGGGCGGCCCCCTGCGACCGCCGCGCAGTGCTGTGCGCACGGCTGCTGAGGGAGGCAGACTGGGCCGACAGGTATGTCGGGCGCCTGGGGCGGTTGCATCCATTGTGGGGTAACGGAACCTTGAAGGCGGCAGCGGAAGCGCGCGGCAGGGGGCAGGCTGCCGGGCTGGACGATCCCGAATTTCGCTTGTGTCTGCAAATGGTTCTGGCGGCGCTGGGCGAAAAATGCGCGGCGCACTCTTGCAAGCGGAGCTTACATGCACACATGGGAATTTAG